AGATGGGTATGCCGATTATGGCTCCGTCTTATTCTGTAACGGTAAAGAAGGTTAAGAAGTCTGGTCAGGTAAAGATTGAGAACGTGCCACCAGAGGAGTTCTTGATCTCTAAGTCAGCTAAGACTATTGATGATTCTCCGTTCGTAGCTCACAGACGTTTAATGCCTCGTAGTGATCTTATCGCTATGGGTTACAGCAAAGACGTAGTTGACAGTCTGCCAACGTATGACGATCTAACGTACAGTCCTGAGCGTATCGCACGATTTAACCAAGACGAGCAGCCAGATTCATCGCCTAGCCTAGACTTCTCGATGCAAGTGCTTGAGGTATACGAGTGCTATATACGTATTGATGAGGACGAGGATGGTATTGCTGAGTTACGTAGAATCGTGTACTGTGGCTCTGAGATTCTGGATGACGAAGAAACTGACGTAATTCCATTCCACTCGATCTGTCCTATCCCAATCCCGCACAAGTTTTTTGGTCAGTCATTAGCTGATCGAACGATGGACATTCAGTTAATCAAGTCAACGTTAATGCGTCAGACTTTGGATAACTTGTATCTAACGAACAATGCTCGTGTTGGCGTGGTTGATGGTCAGGTTAACCTTGACGATATGCTTAACGCTACGCCTGGTGGCATTATCCGAGTTAAGAATCCTAATGCTCTGATCCCAATGCAAGTACCGTCTGTAACTGGTCAGGCTTTCCCAATGTTTGATTACTTGGATGCTGTTCAGGCTAAACGTACAGGTGTTTCAGACGCTTCTGCTGGTCTTGATCCAGATGTATTGTCTAACGTCACAGCAACGGCTGTAGCGGCTATGATGAAGTCTAACAGTGGCAAGCTAGAGTTGATTGCTCGTATCTTTGCTGATACTGGTGTTAAGTCGTTATTCAGAGGTATCTTGCACTTACTGGCTAAGTATCAGGATAAGCCTAAGTTAGTCCGTATGCGTGGCAAGTACGTTCAGTATGATCCTAGAACATGGGCAAATGAGTACGATGTTAGCGTTAATGTTGGTCTAGGTTCAGGTGACAGAGATCAGAAGTTAGCAATGTTGCAGATGATTCTGGCTAAACAAGAGCAGATATTGCAGCAGTTCGGCCCATCTAATCCGCTAGTAACGGTAGGACAGTATCGCAACACGTTATCAAAGTTCATTGAGTCAGCAGGTTTCAAAGATGCAAATGCTTTCCTTAACGAGATTACTCCAGAGCAGGATGCTGCGTTAGCGCAACCACAACCACCTGCACCAGATGCTCAGGCTGAAGTAGCCAAGATGCTTGCTGATGTAGAGCGTGAAAAGACAGCAGCGAAGGCGCAGATTGACACTGAGAAGCTGAAGTTAAAGCAGCAGGAACTAGAAGCTCAATATACCCAAAAAGGTATAGAGATGGCTATGAAGAATCAGCAGCAACAGGCTGACATTAAGATTAAAGAAGCACAGTTAGCTGTTCAGCAGTTACAGGCTATCTTAACGATGGATATGGCAGACGAGCAGATGCGTCAGAAGCAAGCTGAGATTGTCTTAAAGGCTATTAAAGAATTAGGTGGTTTAGTCCAATGAGTAAAGCAGATTGGGCAGCTCGAATACTTCAAGATGAGCGATTCATTGAGGTAATGAACGAGATGAAAGAATTAGAGATACAGAAGTTTAGAAGTACAGATTACAGCGACATGGAACAACGTGAACAAGCGTATCTGCGCCTTCGTGTTCTAGAGGATATAGAAGGTTATATTCAAGGGCTTACTAACCAAAAGCTCATTGACGCAAAAAGATGGAAGATTTTGTAGTCCGTATAGGGCGGTTCCCTATATAATTATGGAAATGAAAACATGAGCGATACTGAAAGCACCAATCCAGAGGGAAGTGCGCAGTTAGATGTAAATGGTGCAGCTAACGCTATTTTGGGATTAATGGGTAATGATGATGGCTCCGAACAAGGACAACCAGAACAGCGCACAGAATCCAACGATAGCGATGCCGAATCAGAGGAATACGAGGAATCGGAAGAATCTGAGGTAGAACAAGAAGAAGCTGATGAGCCAGAGGAACATCAAACATTCCGAGTGAAAGCTGCGGGAGAAGAACGTGATGTAACCCTTGATGAACTTATTAAGTCGTATCAACTTGGCACTGATTATACAAAGAAATCGCAAGCTGTAGCGGAAGAACGTAAGGCAGTTGAAGCTGAACGCCAAGCAGTTCAAGAAGCGAAGCAACTCCGAGATACTTATGCGGAGAGGTTGCAGTATATCGAGCAAGCCTTGATGCAGCCTCAAGAAACAGAGAATCTGGAATACCTGAAAGAGACTGATCCTATTGGATACGCTGTTAAGGTTGCAGAGATGTCTCAGAGGGAGAAGCAGTTAGCGCAGGTTCGTGCTGAGAGAGCGCAGATCGCTCAACAGCAGGAATACGACAGACAGCAGCAACTACGTGCAAAGGTCGCACAAGAAGCTGAGAAGTTAGTCAGTGCGTTACCTGAATACGCTGATCCTGTTAAGGGTGAAGTAGTCCGTAAAGAGATACGCAGCTACGGTAAACAGGCTGGATTCTCGGATGATGAACTAGCGAATGTATTTGATTCTCGTGCTGTATTAACGCTATATAAAGCTATGCAGTACGATAAATTGAAAGCATCGCAACCAGCTATTGCTAAGAAGGTGAATGAAGCTCCTAAAGCTATGAAGTCAGGAGTATCACAACCAAGAGATAGTAATGCTGAGGATATTAAAAAACTGAAGGCTAGGGCTAAACAATCTGGAAGGATTGCTGATGCCGCAGCCGCTTTTGAACGCTTTTTATAGGAAATAAATCATGCCTACATATCAAACATTTACCGCTATCGGTCAACGTGAAGATTTATCTGACGTTATCTATAACATCAGCCCAACAGATACACCAATTATGTCATCTATCGGTAAGACTAGCGCAACTGCTGTTTACCACGAATGGCAAACGGATTCACTCGCAGCAGCTACAACTCAGGCAGCCGTTGAGGGTGCAGACGCAACTTCCGCAACTTTGGCTCCAACTACTCGTGTTGGAAATTATACACAGATCATTCAGAAGACAATTCAGGTCTCTGGAACACTCGATCGAGTAAACAAAGCAGGCCGAAAATCCGAGAAAAGTTATCAATTAGCTAAAGCATCGAGCGAGCTAAAGCGAGACCTAGAGACCATCATCACTGCTAATCAAGGTCGTAGCGCAGGTACTTCAACTGTAGCCCGTACAATGGGTTCCTTGTTGTCATGGATCAAAACCAACAGCTCACAAGGCAGTGGTGGTTCAGCTCCAGCTACTTCTGGCGTATCTACCCGTACCGATGGTACACAGCGTACTGCTACTGAAGCATTGTTGAAAACTGTTATCGCTTCAATCTTTGATGCGGGCGGCACACCAAAAGCTGTATTCGTTGGTTCTGCTGGTAAGCAAAAGATGTCAACCTTTGCTGGTATCGCAGTAAACCGCTATCAGTTAACTAAGGCAGAGCCTGGCGTTATCGTGGGTGCGGCTGATCTCTACGCTAGTGATTTTGGCACTTTGAGTATCAGTCCGAATCGCTTCATGCGTAATCGTGAAATGCTGATTCTCGATCCTGAGTACGCAGCAATGGCTTACTTACGTCCATTCATGACTAATGAATTGGCTAAGTCTGGTGACTCCGAGAAAACTCAGATTCTTGCTGAAGTTACTCTCGAAGTTAAGAACGAAGCAGCTCACGGTATCGTTGCTGACTTGGACTTCTCGCTGTAATTTGACTAGCCCTCTGCCTAACGGTAGGGGGCTTTTTTGAGGGATTAATGGAAAACTTTCGTACTCAGACGGTTCATGCGGACGGTGATGGCGGCATTATCATCGAAACTAATCAAGATATATCTGACATCCTAGAGCGCAATAAAGTGCTTCAGGAAGTTGACAAGGCTAGGACAGGAGCAACCGAAGATTTACATTTAATAGGCTCAATACCTTTTACGGCTATTGATAAGCTAAATCAAATGGGAATCATGCGTGGATTTGCGATAATGGACGAGGTAGCTTTTAAGAAGTGGCTCAACCATCCTGAACAAGCACCGTTAAAGATATATCGAGGAACAGTATGAGAGTTGGCGTTTGTATTCCATGTAGAGACGAAGTACATACAGGTTTTGCGTTTGATTTTGCTAGGATGGCTGCACATGATGCGTCTGTTCGATGCAAGGACGGTAAGGGTGGTCTAAGCCTCTATACGATGCCTGGAACGCTTATATTCGATCAGCGTGAGAAGTTAGCTCAGGTAGCATTAAAAGAGGGCTGTGACGCTGTTTTGTACATTGATAGCGATATGCGTTTCCCTCCTGATCTGATAACGATTATGTTATCTCGTGAGGTTGGAATCGTAGGTGTCAATGCTGTCACTAGACGTAAGCCATGTATGCCAACGGCTAAACTGTTAGTTAAGTCAGAGGATGAGAAAGGTATTCGCCATCATTGGTCTAATGTCGATTCTCGTGGTAAGGAAGGTATTGAGAAGATTACTGCTGTTGGTTTTGGGGCGGTAATGATTCGTAGGGAAGTGTTTGAGAAGGTTCCTCAGCCGTGGTTTGATGCAGGATGGGGGCCAACTGGTGTAGTGGGTGAGGATGTTCACTTTTGCGTTAAGGCTGGTGACAATGGCTTTGATACTTGGGTGGATCACGAGCTGTCTATGCACATCAAACACATTGGTACGTATGAGTACGGTTGGGACGATTTCGAGCAACTAGAGGAATAATATGGCTTTTACGACATACAGTGACTTAAAGACTACGATAGCTAGTTACTTAGCTCGTAGTGATTTAACGGCTATGATTCCTACATTCATCCAGTTGGCTGAATTACGTCTGCGTAGAGAACTTAGAACTCGTCAAATGTTGGTTGTAGCTACAGCATCTACGACTGGTGGTGACTCTACCGTAGGATTACCTACTGACTTCCTAGAGATGCGTGATATTCACGTTAATACTAATCCTATAACGACACTAGCTTATAGTGCGCCTAACTCGTTCTATAACTCTTACAGAGCTACAGAATCAGGTAAGCCTACTGACTATACAGTCTTAGCGACAGAGCTTCAATTGTCTCCTGTTCCTGATAGCACTTATCAGCTTCAGATGCTCTACTACGCACAACCGTTCTTCTTGAGCGACACGAATCAAGGTAATGTATTCTTAACTAACTTCCCTGATGCGTTGCTGTATGCTGCTTTAGGTGAGGCAGAGCCGTATCTAATGAATGATGCAAGATTACAGACTTGGGCTAGTTTGTACGATAGAGCAATATCATCAATAACGATAGCAGACCAGAGTAGTGAGTACAGTGGTCAGCCAATGTCAATGAACTATAACGTGAGGTAAATTATGGCAGAAATGTCTAACTACTTAGAGAACGCTTTGATTAACGCTACCTTGCGTAATACGAGCTACACGAGTCCTGCTACTGTTTACATGGGTTTTTATACATCTGATCCTACTGACGCTAATACTGGCACTGAAGTATCAGGTGGTTCTTATGCACGAGTAGCGGTAACGATGGGTGCGCCTAGTAACGGTGTATCTACGAATACTGCTGCGGTTGAGTTTGCACAGGCTTCTGGTTCATGGGGAACAGTTGGTTGGATCGGTATTCTTGACGCTTCTACTAGCGGTAACTTGCTGTATCACACAGCATTAGACACATCGAAAACTATTTCTTCTGGAGATATCTTTAAGATAGCTATTGGCGGTCTTAGCGTAACTCTGGCGTAAGGGGTAAATAATGGCACTAGTTGTAGCGGATCGTGTCAAGGAAACATCTACCACTGCTGGCACTGGTACGCTAACGCTCGCTGGTGCTGCTTCTGGTTTTCAGTCTTTTTCTGTAATTGGCAACGGCAACACTACCTACTATTCTATTGTTGATAGCACTGCTAGCACATGGGAAGTAGGTATCGGCACGTACACGTCATCAGGTACTACGTTATCTCGTGATACGGTACTGGCTAATAGTTCTGGAACTACTTCTCCTATATCGTTTGCAAGTAATAGCAAGGACGTATTTGCTACGTATCCTGCTGGCAAGGCTGTGTACGAGGACTCGCTAAATACTGCTTATGCGGATCATTACCGCCCCAAAACCAACAGCAGTAATCTTCTCAATACCTTCCTTACCACGAGAATCGACATTAGACCAATGAT